AGTTAAAAGATATTCTGATTTATTTTTCTTGGTAAGAACAGAACTGTTTCAGATTTCAGTTTATCCTTTGAATTGGATGGCAGTTGTAGACAATGGGAATATTATCACAGATATAACACAGAATGCTTACACATCTCCTACTCCTATGAATATTGGGATAAATTTACCGTCTGGTTCAGGAACAGTATCTACGCTTGTAACTTATTATGAATGTCCTATAAATACGAATATTAATCTAAAAGCATTTTGGAACGATATAAAACTAACATCTGGCTCAAGCCCTAATAGTGTAGACTTTAAGATATTGATACATCACTACTCCGATAATACACTTAGTACAGTCCTGAATGTGTATCAAAACACACTAACAGTTCCTAATATAGCATCACTGATAAATTCACCAGAAAGTATGGATTGTGAAACAGGTATGATTTTTGTAAATGCAGGTGAGTGTTTTGCTGTGGTGTATTATGTAGATTTAAATTTTATACCAATTACTTCAGTAGACTTTACAGGAAATACAGCATTTAGGCTAATAGATGCAGATGGCATGTGTGATACACGTAATGATGATAATTTTGATTCTAAAGCGAATTTATACGAGTTTGAGAAGCATATATGCAAGACTGATTTTGATGCAATAAAGGCAAATAAAAGAGGATATGTATTATTGAATGGTATTAAAGCGTGGATAAAAGAAGTAAAATACACTAAGAAAAAAACTACATTTAGGTTAGTATCAAATAATACTCTATGTAGATGTTAGTTATCTCCATAGGTAGTTTCTATATCCATTTATCACAAATATAGATGAATCACTATAACATGTGATATTTCCTATAAATTGAGAACCATTATAGCAATCTCCATTAGATTTTATATCATAAGTAATATTAGCAGGGAGATACATTTTTTTATCGTGTATGTTTATTGAGTTGTCAGAGCCTACACCTCTATTCCAGTACCACTTTCCCTCAAGGCAGTTATACAATTTATCTTTTTTGCAGGAAATCGCTAAAGTAGAGATAGATAAGATTAAAAGTAGCTTTTTCATTGATTGATTTTTAATATAGAGTACAAAATTGTGCATTTTCCATAAAATTGTCAAATTATTATTGAATTTTCGACAATTCACCCATTTTTTAACTCAAATTTTGCCTTATATGAACTGCTGGGATAAATATATAGGCATTAAAGGGCTTTGCGACAACGTAAATTATCGCATATACTTAGACGATTATGGGCTATCTCTTTTGTCAATGTCAAAAGTAGCAGACGAAAGATTTGTTACCGGTAAAAAACTCTTGCAGTCGTTAATTGATAGAGCTTGGAAAGATACTTTTAACGATATACAATTTGATAAATTTGATGTAAACAAAATAATATTAGACACCAAATTAGGTGCTTATTTAGATTGCAATACAATTATTCCAAGTGGTGTTAAAGCACTTAATTTCAAGACATCTGATACTTGCACACTTACTGAATTTTATATATCCACAATTTCAATAAATGTATTGCAGGGTGGTGATGCTTCGCTGTTAATAACAAGCGGAGGCACTACAACTGAAATATTTTCAGGAACTTTAGAAAATAACACAAAGTATGAGATACCTGTAAATGATTTTGTAAGCGATGACTTCACAATAATTTTAGATGCTTCAAATATCACGCTTTGCAAGACATACAACGGAGCAAACTGTGATTGTGGATGCACTTCATACACACAGACAGGCGACTTAAACGGAATGACAATAGATTTACAAATAAGATGTAACAAATCAAAATATCTATGTAAATTCTTAGATGTAATCGCCCCTGTAGTAGTTCATAAGATAATGGGTATGTTTTGGCATGAGGTTGAAACTACTAACAGATTTAGTGAGTTCGTCAACTTCAAGCAAGAAGTTTCATCAGCACAGATGATTTACCACGATTCGCAGTATATGGCAATGATGCCAACGGAGTTAATCAGTAATGCAAGGGTTGGGCAATATCAGCTAAAGCTTGATAAGCTGGATATACCACAGCCTAAATGCAAGTGCTGTGTATCATGCAAAGGAACAATTCAAATAGTAACAGCTTTAAATTAGAATATATGGGATGTAATACTTGTGGAAGTAAGTCCATACAGCAAAAAACTGAAATAATATTTAACGGCAGTTTACTAAAAGATATTAAACTAAAGAATTTAATACAAACAAAGGACGGTGCGATTATAAAGCAAACTCCAATCGTAAAAAAAGATGACATTCAGCGAACATAGTAGCAAGATGAGGGCTTTAGCAGAAAATCTGCCAGACATGATAGACCAAGCGTTTAAAGCTGGAGCAGTAAATCTTTTATCAAACATGAAGCGTAGGATATTCGATGTAAACGAGGATGCAAATGGTCAACCACTCGGTAAATATTCAAAAAAGCCTATTCTTATAGGTTCAAAGTCATTCAGAAACACAAGTCAAGCTAATACATTTTTTAAGAGTGATGAAGCATTTACAGACGATACGCAAGGATTTAGAACACTTAAAAACGGAAAGAAAGCATATCTATTGCCGGGCGGTTACTCGAAGCTAAGACAAATACAAGGTATGCAGTCCGAGAACATAACTTTACGCTATACAACGGAGTTACAACAAAATGGACTTGAAACAGATTTTTCAAATGGTTATGTAATCAGGTTTAAAAATAAACTATCAATGGATAAAGGGAGAGGATTTGAGAAATCACACAACAAGAAAGTATTTTATGCAACACCTGAAGAACGCAAGCATACAATTATAGATATAAATAATTTGTTTACAAAACAACTTAACCAATACCTATGATAGACCAGTTAAACAGACATAGCAGTATTGAGATACAAGGGTATACCGTTATAAAAGACGATAAACTATTTATCAAAGACAGTAAAGGTGAATATACTTTATTAGACTTTTCAGGCAATCCGTTTGCATATATAAGATATGCCGAATACTCAAGTTTTACCAAGTCAGCAGGAGATTGTGAGCCTATGTATTTAGCAAAAGACGATTACAGTATAGTTATTTGTCAGTTATCAGAAATTTACACACCTGAAAATATTATGAACTATTTTTTAGGAGTTTTGAATAAAGTATCAGGAATCACAGTAAAAGAAGCATATAACGACAATTCAAGAATAAAATCCGAAGAAAAACTAACAAGAAATTTTACACAATTAACCAAAATAAACTTTACGTATGAACATCTTAAATCATTTAGCTGTGTTGAATTGGAGTGTATTTGTTAGCATATTAGGTGTGGCTTTTATAGGTCAAGGATGCGCCTATGCTTATGTTCTATCCTTAGATAAAGGAATGATTTTTGAAAGATTAGGAGCATGGTTAAGCACTGGTGAGAAGTGGAAAAAGCCACTTGGTGCATGTGCTGTATGTACTTCTTTTTGGGTAACAATTTTCATAGGACTAATATTAGGTGTAAGAGATTTTAATTTAATAATAAGTGCGCTTTTGGCGATGTATTTAATCAATAAACTATGAAACCGTGCGATTACCAACATATTATTTTTAATTCATTAAAAGATAACTGCATAAATACAGGCAGTAACTTAATTTCAAATGGTGATTTCACTAATACTTATGTAGATTGGAATGGTAATTATTTTCAGTTTACCGGAGGAACGGCAAACTTCAATTCTGGGGCAACATCACAAGTTGGAAAACTATATCAGACAATTCCACTAACCATAGACACAGCTTATAAAATAAGGTTTAAATATAGAGCAATAGACGATTTTAAGATTTCAGTTTATGGTAAAAATCTATCAACAAGTAATAATGCACTTTCACTAAATGAATACAATACTATATCAGACGGATTTTGGCATACAATAGAACTTATAGTAGTAGCGACAGAATCCGGAAGTTACAATGAGATAACCTTAGAGTTTACGCCATTAAATGGGCAAAAAACAGGCATTATCGTTGATGATGTCAGCGTTTATAAACAGACAAAAGATACACGGTGTAAGCCTTGTGATGTACTCTTAAAAGATAAAAATACGGATATTGAATTTCAGTTATCAGACATTAAGCCAACAGGTAATAACTTATTATTAGGCCAAGGAAATACATTTAGTCCTATAACGAGCAATAACTTAGTATTTGATTTGAATTTTGATGTCAATGGAGAAATACAATTTTATAAATCATTTCAGTTGTATATCGAAAATAATGTTTACATATTCGCATTAACTGATACGGTGTCAGCTACACCATATACAACTGAATCAACAGGCAATACGACTTTAATATTAATAAATACAGGGCTAACAGGTGGAGCGCATATATCTCCAGCATCTTTAGCAGGCAGATTACATGGAGTATTGACAGCAATAATAGATGTAAATCACGGTACGACATCAACGATTTCAGGAAGCTATCCATTTACATTAACAATCTCAAATGTTCCGGTTGGTTCGTATTTGCTCAATAACAAATCAGTGCTTACTAACATAAGTACAATAGGTGTAGATGCAGGATTGACGACTAACAACATGTACTATGAATCAGATAAACTTTGTTACTTGCATTTTGGAATTGACATAGATGAATTCAGTTTGTCAAAACAAGTATCACTAACAAGCGGTAGCAGATATTTATTTGAGTTGAATTATTCAAATGATTTCTCAAATTGGGGAAGCTGTATTATAACTGTCAACGATGGAGTAAATCCAATTTTACAAATACCAATAACACCAGTTATAACATCAAATGGAGTTTATCAGTTCGAGTACACGCCAACGGTAACAGGAAACATCACTTTTAAATTAGATGTGCAAGACACAAACCATATAAACAAATATGGATTTTGTGTAAGTAAATTTTCTTTGCGCAAATATGAAAATAGCATTTCAGTCAAATATATCGACTGCAATGGAAATACAGGAAATTTAGATATAATTAGCACAAGTGTATTAGGTCAAATATTTGTGCAAATACCAAGTTCTAATTTACCGGAAAATCAGTTTCAAATAGAGATTTCAGACGGATTAGGAAACAACTATACAAGTATTCCTATTAGATTAATTGACACATCGAAAGGTTGTACCCCTTATCTTGTATTGAAATGGTCTGATACTTGTAAATTCGGATGTATTGATTATGCTACTTTTCCATTTACAAATGAGTTGATACTCGAAGCCTATCTATCAAAGCAATCACTATCTAAGAGAGAGAGAGAAACAGCAGATTACCATATATTCTATAATCATTCAGCATCTAAGTATGAATTAAGAATAGGTGCATATTCAAGTGAACTGCATACTACATTAGAAAGGGCGTTAGAACACAGTATAATCAATATAAATGGTGATTATTACTATGTGGATGAGGATTCAAATTATACTGTAAGCGAGTTAAATATGGGTTTATATACCGGAAGAATAACATTAACTAAGTCAGGAACAGAGGTGATTAAGTCCTCATGTTGTTGTTGAATTTAATAATCTCTAAATCAATAGCATTTTTCTTTGCCAATATATGGTTGAAGTACTCGCATTTTAATTCAGAATTTTTAAATAGAATATCATCTAAACGTGTGTATGTAAGCGTGTTTGATGAGTTTTTGAACACCTTTTTTCTCAAATTAATCATGCATTCCTTAGATACATATTCCATGTCTATTAATTTATCAGTAAAAACATAATTCATCTTTTTGCTCAATTTATGCAAGGTATTTTTTACGGCAGGTGTCATTTCTCTTGACATAAAGCAGTAAGATATTTTATAGTGTTTGTAAACTCTCTCCTTAAATATATCATTAAACACATTCATAATTATTGATTTTTCGACAAAGACCAAAGTTAAAGAAAATAATTTTGATTTTAAATTAATAATAGATGAAAGTACAAATTTATGTGGATATAGTTAGGCAAATTGAGCCAACAAAACTGTATCCAAAGGTTTCACTTACCTCGGCTAAAGAGCGTGATTTTAAGGGAAGTGAGTTAATTGAAGAACTTAAATCTATGCGGAATAATATTTCTGATGAAAATGGATTAAAACTGCTTGAATTAATCAAACAACCAATTAAATCAGAAGTTAAAGAACTCAAAGACAAACCGGAACAAATTAAAGAACAATCAAAAAACTAATATATGGCAACACTATGTAACGCTTCATGCCCAACAGACCAGTTAACACAAATGGTTACTGTTTGCATAGATACCGATAATCTTTTAGAAATTAAAGCTAATAAATTTGCATTCATTGAGTGTGCCGAAACGATAGCATCACTCAATTCTGAATTAGAATGGACAGCTTTAAAAACGGCAGGAGCTTTGATTACTACACCTAAACTATCAGAGTTTTCTATACCAGAGCCGACAGCAACTAAGGGGAAATTCACAGACTGCGCTCCTACTGAATCTGTGTTAAGTAAAACACAAAAAATAGACATCAATACTTTGATGCTTGACCTTGTTACTAATACGGACGAGGATTTCATTGATAGTTTTTATAAAAAGATTCCCGGTTACACAATGATTTTAGGTTCTTGTGTTGACAATACCATATTTTATCGCAAACAATGGGCTACGGGTGAGAATCCGGGATTTGGCGGACTTGTTGGCGATTTGAATTATGTAACTAAGGAAATATCCGGCAGAAAGTATATGTCTATGATGGGCAGTATAGAGTTTGATTTAACTCGTCAGACATGGGGTAGAATCAAAGTAAGCGATGCTGTGTTTACTGCTATATTCGGTTAATGAATGAAATAAAAAAAATAGGAAATCAGAATGCTCCTATCCGCAAAATGTGGAAGGAGCAATTTGATTTTATGGACATCCATTTAAACGCAGAGCCACCAGTAGAAATACTAAAATCTCGCAGACCTAAAGAAAGCGAGGATAAGTATATTCTTGAATATCGATTAAATAATTTTAGGCATACGGCTAAATCTTTATTCGACAGAGCGTTAGACAATGTTATTGAGATTCTTTACAAATCTAATATTGACTATAAAAGTAATTCAGAAATACTTACTCAATTTATTTCAAATTACAAAAAATATTCAGGTGGTGAGTATGTCCAATTTAAAGAGTGGCTATTTAACGACGTTGTAAGATATTCAGAAATTGATGCTAATGCATTAATCGTACTACTTCCTAAATCAGATAAGGAATTAATACCAAGATTTGATGCAGAAATTCCAGTATTTAAACAATCAGAAAGAATTAAAGGATTAGATATTCAGGTTGTAACAAGCCGTAATATAGAGTATTTAGATGAGAATGCATTTATATTTAATGCCGGAGATTGGGTCTATAAGATAGACGATAAAGGTATTGAGTATAAGGAAAAATATTATTTTATATATAATAAAAATACACTATCAATATACTATCCAAGTTTAAATGATTCAAAAATTGTCTATGTAGAATATCCATATTACCAGCATAATTTAGGCATGATTCCTATTCAGGTTTTAGGTAATAAATATATTTTAAAATGGGATGAAGCTAAAACAACAAAATTTAAAGTTTACATTTCAAATTTTTATTCTGCCGGATTAATATCAGACCTTTATTATGGGGAAATTTCAGACACGCAATTAATAGGGACTAAGTATCACCCTATTAGGTATCAAGTTAAGACAGATTGTACCGCAAATTGTATTCCTAATGAGCATGGTGTATATTGTCAAGGAGAAAATACATGTCAAACGTGTAAGGGGAAAGGACATATTATTGACTATGCAATTTCGGATGTTTTCTTAATGGATAAAACAGACGAATTTAATAAAGGAACTGCCGACCTTAGAAGTCCAATTGGATATGTTACACCACCAAGTGATGTACTTAGATTGAGGCACGATATTGATGATAAATACTTTGACCGTATTAAAGAAGAATTATGTTTGAACTTAGGTGAAAACAATACCAATGCAAGTGCTAATTCTAAGCAGATTGACAAACAGTATAAAGTAACTTTCTATTCAAATATTGTAGAATCTAAATTAAGGTGGTTTGAAAATATATTAAAATTAGCAGAAATGCTTTTAGAGTATAAACAAGAAACAACCGTTTCAATTATTAAGCCACGTAAATGGGATGTTCAAACTAAAGAAGATTTGCTAACAGAAATAAGCAATTTGAAAGCAATTAAAGCTCCATATTTTCAAATCCTTGAATTAGTTGAACAAGCCTTGAAAGACACATATGGATATTCTGAAAGGGCTAAAAAAATAATTGATTATATAGTTTTAAAAGATAAGCTAATTGTTTACGGTGATGATTTACAAACAGCTAAAGCCATATTTGGAGCTCAGATAAGCGAAAAAGACATTATCATTCACTACTACATCAAACAGATTTTAGATACTATACTAAATGAAAATCCAGAAATTGACTTGTCAAATTTTGACAAACTGGATGAATTTTTTGAAAAAGATTTATCTAAATATATTACTGCATCACAACCGCAGTTATGAAAAATATAAACAAGTTTATAGATGATACTCATACTACTTTCTTAGACGACATAGGGAAAGTAAGCAAAGATTTTTATCAGAAATTAGTTGACTATATTATTAAGTATTCAAATAAGGGAAAACTTGAATATGACATAAGCCTATCACAAGTTGAAGACGACATAAAAAAGATACTTATTGAAAGTGGCTATAAAAGTACAACCGACAACTTTATAGGTTCGCTTTCTGTAATCGAGGATATTAACATACAGAAGTATCAATTATTCGGATTAAAAAAAGTAATTGACAATTCAGAAAGGCTATCACTTGCTAAAGATATTATCACAAGAAATCTTAAAGGAATAGGCGTAGAGCAAAATATAATTGCAAAAATAGCCGACATTATAAGAGTTCAAATAATAAATGGGAGTACATATCAAGAGCTAAAAAATATACTTCATGAAAATCTTGTAAAAAATAGTATTTCTGTTAGATATGTAAATCAAATTTCAGTCGATACGCTAACAGAGTATAATGGTGCAATACAAGCTGATATAATCGACAATTTTAAGCCTAAAGGATTTTATTATGTAGGTGATTTAATAGAGGGTTCACGCCCTTTTTGTGAACATATGAAAGAAAAATATGGCACACGTTTAATCACGTTTAAAGAATTAAAAATTGATTTGGATAAATATTGTCCGAATGGAATACCGGATGAAAAATTAGGTAAAGGAATGAAGCAAGGAACTAATATTAATAACTTTGCACAATATAAAGGTGGACATATGTGTAGGCATTCGGTTGATTTGGTTTTTTAATTGACATTTCGACAAAGAAAGAATCAATTAATAAAATATTTGCATTGTTTAATTAAACTATAAATATGCCATTAGTAAAGAAAATAACAGACGGAGAATTGCAGAAATATATGTCTGCTAAGTACTTAGTAGATGTGGAGAAAGGAACAAAAATGTTAATTGATGATATTTATACAGGGCGTGAAAAAAATGATACAGAACAAACGCTATTTATAAAAAAAATACGTATAGCACTTCATCAAGCTATGTATGTAAAAACATATGCTTTACAAGATGAGCAAAATAACTTTCTGACAGAGGTTAAATTACCGGATTCGGCTGTGATTGATATTATCAAGCAAGCGAAAGATGAGGTAAGTAAAAAAGAGGCAGATTTAGAGGAAAGAGAAAAGGAGCTTGAAAGACAAATTGAAGCATTTAAACAAAAGCAGAAAAATAAATGATAGAATTAGTATTAAAAGAATTTGGGTTTGACAGCGACACCATTAAGAAGCTGACCGTTGAGGGAATTAAACAAGATGATTTCCTACAAATTTTAAAAGAAAAAAAAGATGAATTAGACGACAAAAGCCTATCTGAAATAAAAAAAGGTTTGTCGCCTGAAATTCGTGCTGAACTAAAAGAAGAACTTGAAAAGGGCTTAGTCGCCGAGAAGTTCAAAAAGTTCAAAAAGGACCTTGCAAAAGATTTAGGAGTGCATGAGTATGGGGCAAAGGTAGCAGAAGCAGAATATAAAGAGTTCTTAGAAATGCTGAAATCGGTAAAGAAAAATGATTCTGCTGATGAAGCCATACAAAAGGAAAACGATGAATTAAGAGCTAAAATACAGGAAGCTATTGCAAAAAGTGATGAAGTTGAGCAAAAGTATAATGATTTGATTGCTGAAATTCCGGTTAAATATATAGATAAATCTATTTACACTAAAAAGATTATTGATGAAAGCAAACTTAAAAAGGTAAGTAATCTTAAAGATTTGCCATATTCAGCCGATTTGTTTTTATCTACCTTAAATGGTGAATTGTATAAACGTGGTATTACCGAAAGTTTAGACGATAAAAACGAAATCGTCTTACTTAAAGACGGTAAGCCATACCAAGATGATAAATTTAAAAGTATTTCTTATGATAGTTTTATCAATGAGATATTTGAATCTATAAAACCAAAGAGCGGAGGTGTGCCAGCAGGAGGGTTAGGACTTGACGGCAAGCATACACAACGCTATATATCACCTTCTGAATTAGAGATGATGGGAAATTGAGGTCAACGCTACACAGTTGAATTGCATGGTGGGATGCTAAAAGCCACGTAAATAAATTACTAAACTTTTAAAATCTTTACAATGAATGGAATTCCAATTACAGACTTAAAACCGTGTTTTGCTGTTCAACAATATATAAATGCAGACACAGACTTAAATGGTGCTAACTATTTATCTCCGGAAACACCTTTTTACAATTTCTTAACGAGTGCGAGAAATAAAAACGCATCTACGGCTAAAATTATACAAAACTTCAATGGAAAGTATAAGAATTCAGCTAAATTAGGCGAGGTAAACATACAATACTATGAAGAAGAATGCGAGCCACAGGACGAAATAACGGTAAACAGATGCTCAGACAATACAACTACTGTAACGCATAATGGTCGTGTAACAAAGCAATTCTACACAGACCTAAGCCATACAATCTCATTTAAAATGAACCGTGATGGAAATCGTGATAACTGTTACTCTTTAGATGAGTTAAAACAGGAATTGATAGCATCTTTTAAGCGCACAGAACTATATGCATTTGATAAAAAGATTGCTGAAAGTTTGCTGACCGCTGTAGGTGGTTATTATGGTCAGACTTCGCCGGCAACATCTATTACTGCTCCTAAGTCAATAAAAGTTATTGATGAACATAATAATTTTAACGTATCTGCTTTCTCTCTATTGGAGAATGAGTTTGAGAAAAAAGATTTTATAGGTGATATTCAATGGTTTGCAGACCGTACAGGAAGAATGTCAATAGCGGCTAAAAATAAAAAGTTTGCTGTTGCAAATACAACTACAGGGGTTGATTCATCTAAATTAGATGTCATGTTTGATGCTGTGAAAGGATTTAATTCATACAATCCATTTGGCTCAATAGATGACCATATATTAGGTATTCCACTTGGTTCTTACCAACTTATTGAATGGTATGCAAATGCCGGAGAGTACAATCAGGGTGCTACTGGAATTATACCGGGTACAAATTTCTACAATACACGTATGGATTTGTTTGGTATGACTTGGGATGTTAAATTTGAAAGACACGGTTGTGATGATTTGTGGTTTTTCACGAAAAACATTGGCGTAGTTCCAATACCAACAGGTGCATGTAATGACAGATTAGCATTACACTTCCTTGCTGCTTGTGGGGACACTTCGTGTGCTGGGTTGTCCGCAATCCTTTAATCACATAATTGGGGGCATTTGCCCCAATTTTTTTTATGAGTTGCTGTAATACATATAATGTTGGATGTTCTATATCGTGTGGATTAATAGAACTTCCTTTAGTTGCAGATTCAAGTGGTCAGCATATACTTGAGTTGCAATTTATGGGTGTTATATATCAGTACTCATTTAATGCGGTTTCAGGTTCAAAATTCTCATTTCCATCGTCTATATTAAATGAAAGTGGAGTCAATAAAATAAGGATAATTAAGCCTAATAATCAGGCATTTTCTTTTGTTGAAAACGAAGTGTCTTACACATGCTTTTCTTTGAACACAAGCATATTAATGACCGATGTTATAATAATAGATGCATGTGTTGATGATTATGTAGATATAGATTACTGGGCTGACAACTATTTAGAATGTGCTTAAAAAAAATAAATCATGGGGTTAAAAAGTTTAATAAAAAGAACAACAAAGGGTTCTCCTTTAACACATACAGAAGTTGATGATAATTGGCAGGCAATAGAAGATACTTTCCAAACTCCAACCGATAGCGACATAGGAAAAGTACCTGTGCTAAATCCTGACAAAGAAACATTTTCTTATGCTGTAAAAACTGACTTAGAACTTGGAGAAACAGCATCAACAGCCTATCGTGGCGATAGAGGCAAAACAGCTTATGACCATAGCCAAGAATCCGGCAATCCACATGGAACAAACAAATCAGATATTGGACTTGGAAATGTAGACAATACAAGTGATAGTAATAAGCCCATTTCAAATGATATGCAATTAGCATTGGATTTAAAGAAAGATAAAACAATACTATCAGCATCACTACCTATTACTTATACGAGTGATAAGTATTACGGTACTTTCACATCGCCACTATCGTCAAGTATCACATTTGATTTAACAGGTGCTATCGCCGGGACAAAAGCAATTGTATTTCATAATGCCGGAACAGAGCCTACCTATCCGGTAGGAGTTATTAAAAAGGGAATTGGAATATACAATGCCAACCAAGTAAACGTACTGATATTTGAATATATCGATTCAAATACAATATTGTTGGATGTGCAACCTGCAAGTACAGCAGGCTTACAGCCGGAGTTGGTAACATGGTTAAGCAAAGGTGGGTCGGCAACAGGATTTGTGCTAAGTGCAATGAACCAGTTTCTTTTGGATATTGCTTCAATACGAAGCAAGATATTACGATTCAACCCGGTAATGGGTGAATCATTTTCATCAGCATTTATTCCTCTAATAGTAAATGCTGATGGGAGTAATACCCCTTTAGGCAATACACTTGACTTAAATAATAATTTTGTCAGTGCAGATTTCAAACTTATAGGACAATCTGGAGGTCTGTTAATTGCAAATGGAGTTAATAAGTACATTGACACAGGATTTATACCAAATAATGTGGCAGAATTTGGTCTTAATGATTGTGGATTTGGATATATGGGAAAAATAACAGTCGGATATATAGATATTCTTAGCACAAATACGGTCAGTCAGCCACCAACATCATCATTTAACAGTTACATCGGTAACATAGCAGTTAACGGAAGTAGCGTTGGATATACTCAATTTCAAACTTATGCAACTACAATGGCATTTAACTTTGCCACAAGGAACAATAATGCGCAGTTTGATTTGTATTGTAGCGGTGTTAAATCAACACTTACGAGTGCTTCAGTTTCTAAATCTACTTCCACATTTAAATATGGCGTTTGGTCGTCAGGACAATCAGGTATTGCCCAGTTGATGCCTTATGTTATTACAAAAGGTTTAAACACTTCTGAGGAAGCCATATTGAGAACAGCAATTACATCACTTCAATCAAAACTTGGTAGAATATGAAATATTTGAAATTAAATACCGACCAAAAAGAGTTGCTGGATTCAATCACAGCAACTAATAATAGTAATAACGTATTATCTGCTTTTAAAATAAACGAAACAGATGATTTCTTTGTGCTACAGGAAGAAGTAAAATATGAGCCTGTGTATGCCCATTATTTGCCTTTGTTTAATACTCTTGAAACGATTGAATTATGACATCTTTAATCATATCTCAGGTTGTTGTAGCAATAATTGCAGTCGGTGCGATAGTAGGCATTATTAAGATGCCAAAGAAATCAAAGATAGTACCAATTATAGCACTTATTATTTGTTTAATAGTATCATTATTAATATGGGTAGTATAATAAAAGAGAAAGCAATTACTATATTGCTATTGTTGGTGGTGTTCATAAGTATATTTGCTTATAATTATCCATTCATAAATAATTTATATAAGGAAAGTTATATTATGTCTTTCATAATATTGCCTTCCGTAGCTATTTTAAGCTTAGTTCTTACAACAGAATATAGAAAATCTAAATCAGTTTTATTCTTAAGTATATTCGGGTTTTTTGTAGCTATATATAATGTATTAACAAATTTGCTATGCATGAGCAGTAAAGCTGATATTATTTTGGCAACAACTTCAATTCTATTAACCTATTTTTTTTACTATGAACTTCGTGATTGTGAAAAATGAAATTGCTGATATACTCATGGATTGCAAATAGTAGATATAGATGACTGATGTAAGTAAATCAGCACTTTTTTCACTTTTAAAACAGAAAAGAAAAAAAATAATGCTAAAGTCTATGCAAAATATAATCCTAAAAACTCTCATGCTACTTGAACAAGGCAGCATAACAATAAAGCTCACAACAGCTTTTATATTATCGGTGATCACCTCACCGATAGTGTATGCATTACATCGAATAAAACCTTACATAATTCCTGATGCTGACTTTGTTGTAATCATTACCATTGCCATTATTGTTGATTGGATAACAGGTATGATGAAGTGGTGGATGCGTAAGCAGTTTGATTTCCGTAAAATGATTATAGGACTTTTAGAAAAAGTTGCTATCTCTTATTTTGGAATGATTCTTTTTAATGGACTTGGTTCTATATCAGAATTACAACAGCATCCAGATTTAAGAAGTTACCTGGTACTTGTTGGAAAACTTGCAATATTCTTTTATGTGGCTGGTTCTGCATTCAATAATATGTTTTACATCACTGGTGGCAAATTTCCACCGATTGGCTGGATGAATAGAATGAAAAACTTTGAAGAAACTGCTGATGTTGATGCATTCACAGATAAATCAAAACCAAAAGATGAAACGCCAAATTAAAATATACTTTTGCGCACTGATTACAATATGCACTATAAGCTGCAGCCGAAAATCAACACAAATTATTTATCAAGATAAAATTGTATCACACATTGATACAATTACTGCTGTATCTACGAAGTATGATACAATACCATGCAATGACTTTGAACGTGAATTAGCCACAAATTATGACACAGTATTTGTAAAAGTTTTAGACAAAAAATTAGAAGTAAAATATGTAAAAAAATCAGACACAATTTACCGTGATGTAATAATTGTGCAACCAGCACCATTTAGACAGGTAAACAAAGTAGATAATTCTGTCAAGAATGTTGCCAAAAAAGGTAGTGCTATTGGAGATGGAAATAAAATTACCACTAAAAAAAATAATTGGTGGTGGATTTACTTAGCCGGAATGTTGAGTTGGTTCATTGTGCAAAATATAATTTTCAGAACTCTTAAAATTTATATTCCTATTCTAAAATTTTTGCCATGAAAATAAATAAAGCTGGAATTGATTTGATTAAATCCTTTGAGCAATGCCGATTGTCGGCTTATAAAGACTCAAAAGGAATACCCACTATCGGCTGGGGAGCGACTTATTACCAGGACGGTAAACGTGTCAAGATGGGCGATAATATCAGCCAAATTGAAGCTGATACTTTATTCGATTGGCATCTGAACGAATTTTCAAACGATGTGAAGTTGGTATTGAAAAAGTCATTGAACGACAATCAATTCAGTGCTCTTGTGTCTTTTGCATACAACTGTGGTGTGGCTAATTTGGAAAAATCTACTTTACTTAGAAAGGTAAATTCAAATCCGTTAGATACTACGATTAGAGCAGAATTTATGAAGTGGAATAAATCAGGTGGAAAGTTATTAAATGGATTAACTCGAAGAAGAAAGGCGGAAGCCGATTTATACTTTTTTAAAGATTAGAAAAAATTGTCGTGAGATAATTTATTTTTTCATATTAATTGGTTTTTAGAAGCTCCCAGCGATGGGGGCTTTTTTATTGATACCCACTTAAATACTTGATATAAATCAAGAAAACACATAAAAACCATAAAAAATAAAGAATTAACTTGACAAATTGAAAGTTATTACTTACTTTTACATTATCAAATTAATTGAAAATGACATTAGCACAATTAATACCAATGATAGAAGAAAAGACAGGATTAACTTTTAAAAAAAGTTTTTCCGGCTCAAATTCATATTACTGCGACCAACGACATATTAGAATTTCAGACCATTTTTCAAAATATGTAGAAAAACGACACGATTTTACTGGTCAAGATGCAATTGATATTGTATTTAAATTTGAAAGTGATATTGATATTGATTATTGTTTAAAATTGATTAATAAATCAGAATGGTTTTCAATTTTAAATAAAAATGTTAAGATTAACCACAGAAATAGTAAAGTTGGAGAGATACAATACTTATCACACAATGAAGATAAAGAATACGTAGAAGTGTTAAATGTAGCTGAAAATAGAGTTGTTAAGTATGGTTATGAAAGAATAGATATAATTAAATAGTAAAATTATTAATTAATAAAAGTAAAAAAAACAAAATGGAAATCGCAAACATCACAATCGACGAAAAAGAAGTTCAAATATACTATGCAGGTGCAACAACTGCTGGATATGGACACCAAAAAATTGAAGTTAGACAGTTTAGAATAAAAATTAAACGGGGGCAAAAGCCCCCTACAATTTCGTTCAATTCACAGCTAACATTAGTCATGCGACTTTAGATTGTGATATACAAAGATAATATTAATTATGGATATTTCACCTAAACTTTTAAAAATTTCTTTGAGCCACATTTCGGCTTTAATGAAAAAATTCCGAGAGGAAAAAACCCGTCTTACACAGGACGATGTCGCCAAAGGTATGGGCGTTTCAAGGGCGTACATACATCAGTTAGAAAGTGGCAAAATAAATTACAGCTTTGAAGTTTTTTTTAGATACTGCATTGCAGTGGGAGCTAAACCCACTATTGAGCTACTTAACCAACAGGAATGGATAGAGTTCTCAAAAGAAGCCAACGAAAAAGGGCTTTTTATTGATGAATAAAGTAGCCAATGCCGAGCTTAGAAGTAAAAAAGTTCAATTTAAGTACTTCTGCCC